ACCTTAATTACAGCAGCATCTGTTACAGCACCTGATACACCAATAAGCATATCAATAGTGTCTGCAGTTGCAAAATAATGACTTTGATTGTCACCACTTAAAAGTGCACCATTTGATGATGTTGTTCCTGTTGAGTTGGCATCGCCACCATCAACAAAACCATCTACATCACCACCAGTAAGACCAAGGTCAAACGTTGATGCTGCACCTTCTGCAGTTGTAGTAGTTGCTCCTACCGCTAGCACTAGTGTGTTAGCTGGTATACTAAGGACTTGAAGAGAGTCTCCAGCCGCTAGTGCCGTAGCACCTGCTGTAGCTCTGTCCGCAGTTATTGTAGCGAAATTTAATTCCACTTCGATATAGCCGACTCTGTTAATGCCTTTGGCAGGATGTGCCGCAGAACCTTTATCAAAGCCATGCGAATCTGTATATGCAGCCATTTTAGTCCTCCTAAGTTACACAGTAACAATCATTGTAGCAAGAGCTTCAGGTTTAACGACTTTATAGCCATAAACTTGAAGACCACGAATGATGTTTCCGAATGTTGTTTCTGAACGGATTGTCTCCATGTTTGTCATTTGTGACGCAAAGGTGAACCCCATTGTGTGTCCAGCAATAACGCTAAACTCACTTCCGCTCTTTTTAAGGTTGTGACTTACATATACTGTAAATCTATCAATCATACCTAAACGACCGTTTCTTAATGGTGTGCTTCCGTCACCAGTAATAGACGCATCTTTTAAGTCTGATTGTTTGATTAAACCAGCCATCTTAGCAGGAATCACTAGAAAACGATTCTGCTCAGGACAGTTAGCTTCGTCAAGTACTGTACCCATATCAACAATCTTACCAATTACATTTGAAGTAGTAAGTGCTTCTGGAGTACCTGCTACACCAAGGTCAATGTTACCAGAGATTGCTCCAGCTGTTTGTCCTTTGTTTGACGCAGATACATCAGTTAATAAGTCAGTCAATACTCTTTGGTCAATTTTAATCTTCATACGCTCTGAAGCGTCTTTAGACCACATGTCCATAAGAGCTATGTCTGTTTGTACTTGGTCAACATCATCTTCAACACAAGCAAAGTATTCACCTTTGTCAATAATGAGTTGTAATTTATTTTTGTCAGGGTTTTCAACTGCAAGAGTTTGTCCCTTAACGTAAGTTTGAATAGTGATTTCGGGGGTTGTACGAATATTAACCGTATCGCCCATGTTACGAATCTCACCTTCATAGTCAGTGTTTGAGATTGCTGCGAGCACTGTAGCGTCGTAGAAATTCTCAATCAACTTACCAGACCAAATCTCAGGTATAAAATTACCTGTATAAGAAGGATGACCTGGTGATGTCGCAAAAGCCATAATAGCCTCCTGTTATTTACGCATTAGTTATGCGACCTTCTTGCTGTGCAGCAAAAATGTCACGTTCTATTTTTCCACGTTCTTCTTCACGACCTTTATACCTTCCAAATCTAACATCTTCAAAAAACTTTTTAATGTCAGCTGGTGTATATGTTTTGCCTCCACTAGCAGTAGGTTTTGCAGAGCGTCCACGCCCTGGTGCTACCTGTTTTGCTAGTTCTGTATTAGAACTGTGGGTCTCACGAGCATCATCAGCAGTACCTGTAGCCTTTTTATAAGTAGAAAAAAATGTTGCTACCCTCATAGGGTCTAGTTTTTTTTGGGCATCTTCTAAATAAGTTTGTCTAGTCATACCTGTTAAAGGGTCAACTTCAAGTAACCAAGATTGAAAATCAGGATTACTATTGACCTCATTCCAATCAGGTACTTCTTTATTTAAAACATTCCAGAAATTTTGTTCAGCAGTAGTCTTTTGTTGTTGTTGGACTTGTTGTACTTGTGGTACTACGCCTTTCAACTTTTCTATCTCTGCTTCCAACTCTTTAACACGAGCCAATTCTCCTGCTACTTCTTCTTTTGCTGCTCTACGCATAACATCAATAGAATCACCATATTCTTTAACATCGTCTTCAGTAATTAACTTTTCGACTGGTGTTTCAACAGGTGTCTCTTTTGATTCGTTAATTGTGCTCAACAAACCTTCTAGTTGGGATACACGGTCGTTTAAATTTTTGTTCGCCGAATTTAATCGTGGAACATCAGTATTATACATACCTTGTAACGTTCTATATTTCTGTTCCCAGGTTTCATCTTTAATCTGTTTATCATCTGAAGTGCTGTGCTCACCAGCATCAGATTTAGGTGCTTGTTTTTCTACACTGTCGGAAGACGTAGTTGTATCTTCCTCAACAGGTACTTCAGCAGAAGTTTCAGCTGTAGTTTCTGGTGTAGTTTCTTCTACACTTTCTTCTTTAGCATTCTTCTCTGTTTCTTCATTGAGTTCTTTATACAATGCTTGTACATCCTCAGATTGTTTTTGAACTTGCTTTGGTATTGCCATAATGTTTCGCTCCTATTGGTATGCGTTATCTAACAGCTGTCTCATGACTTTGCCGTATAGTCTGGGGACTTTTTAATGAGTTCCACTAACTCTTTCAAAACCTGACACCGTCCCTGTGCAAGTGCCACATTTTGTGTAACATTTGGTAGCTGTTCTAACTCATGTTTATGCCATGCTTCTAAAAAATCTAATATATTAGAATGTTGGCGTTCAACTATTGCTAGAGACTTAACAACTTTAAGGTCTGGTCTTATCATGACTTCCTCCCAATGCTACGGTTGTTAACTGTGTTTCCATCCATTCCACCTTTTGGGCTACCATCTGGTTGAGTTGGTGTTCCGCTTTTTACAGGAAGTTGCTGGGCTTGTTCAGCCTCAATCTCCCTTCTAGCAGACAACTCTTGCATATAAGTATTTTTCTCCCTAGATGGAACAATTTCATCCACAGGCATTTGCAAACTTTTAGCCACTTCACGAAGTATCGCTGCACGGCCTTCTCTACCAACAATCGACATGTCGATTTCATTGGCGGTTGCATTAAGAAATTCTATTCTTCTAACGTTAACAGTTTCTTTAACTGCAAGATTAATTGAACCTTTTGGTGATATTTCTACATCACCTTTAATTGATTCGTCTTCATCATATCGCATGTTATACACAAACTGTCTGTGTACAACAGGTTTTATAACATCACTATCTATGTGCATAACCACTTGTCGTATACCTTTTCCTGCAGACCCTAATAACATCGAAAGACCAGATGCTGTACGTCCTGCTCCTTTTACATTTATATCGCCTTGTAAGTAAGATGGTATACCAGAATGGTCATCAGCTAGTTTAGCAAATCTTTCATATACACCTAGTAAAGTATTAGCATTATCGTTAGGTTGATTAAACCTAACTGCAGGAGCACTAGAACCTAATGGGTCATTAGTAACCTGCCATATTTTCCATGGGTGCATTTGTGTAATGTCTTCATTTGGTGGAATCCTTTCAAGGTTAACTTCAACCTGTGGCCCACTTGATATACCCATGTTATTAACTAACGCACGGGCTGCTGCATTACATACACCTTGTAAATCTTCTATAATTTCTGGTAATCCTTTACCCCAGAATGCTCCTGGATGTTTAATAAATGAAGTCTTAGCGTAAGGTTTTTCACCTAATGGGTCATAGTTAAGTACTGCTTTAATAACATAATTACCAACAATCCAAACATTAGCATCATATTCACGAGCATCATCTATTTCCTCGCCTTCATCTTCTAAACCCCATTCTTTTAGCATATGACCACTTACTTTACCCCAGAACTCTAAAGCATCAAATATTTCAGTAGGCCTATCAAATGCATGAAACTTTCTTTCTTCTTCGTCTTTAGCTAGCTCTACATCTTCATTAATCCACGATTGACCATTACCTATCTCTAATACTTTTCTAATTGCTTCATCATCATACCCTGGAACACCAATTAAATCTGATAAATCCATACGGCTTAGTGGGTGGTGTTCAAATAAATACCCATCATTAATATTGGTAACTCCAGGCTCTGGATACATTCTAAAGGGGTCTACTCTTTCAAACTCTGGTGCAATAATTTCATCAGCTTCAACAACAGTTTTACCTTCTTCGTTTTGAGTATAAGATAGTTTTCTTTGTCTACGAACAATAGGCCCTTTAATAAAAGCACATGGATATGTAACTAAATCAGTAATAAAATCATTAAATGACTCTCCCCAACCACCTTGTGCAAACTGGTCAGTTATTTTCAATTTCATTTTTTTAGCTCTAGTATCAGCAGCTTGTAGTAATTTAAATCTATAATCTTGAGCTATCATCTCTTTTATCTCGGCCATTTTATCTGGGGTAGGTGCTTGGCCTTCGGCTTCAACAAGCCTAACTACTTCTGCAGAAAAAGAATTTTCTATTTCTTGTAGTTGTTGTGGTGATAATTCTGGTATAGGTGTAGGTTGTATATCCCATGGTGGAGTGCCTGTTTCTAGTAATATATCACGAAGCCAACTTTCGGCAGCTCTACATTTAACTTCCGTAATCATCATGTATATATCTGAGCCACCTTGAGCTTGTATTTGTGCAAGCTTGTCTTCTTCATACTCTCCGTTTCTTTGGCGAAGACCTTTGAGCATTATATTTTCTATAGGTTTTTTAGCTTGTCTAGCTGCATCCCAACATTCACGCATATACGAAGCAAGCCCTAAAATGACTGCTTCATTCTGCCGTTCTTCCATAGCTTTTTGAGCTTCTTCCTTTTCTTTCTTAACGAGCTCGTCGTTGCCTATTACTTGTAGTACCATAATTTATTTTGGTTTAGGTTTAATTCTAGTAGGGTCTTCTAAACCTAGATGTGGGCTAGTGTCTTCTAATTTTTGATAGTCCATACCTAAAACTCTTTTGATAACATTTCTAGTACCACCCAATGTTACTGGAGCTATCGGGTTTTCTTTTGTTGTTCTGTTACCAGCCATAAAAGTTTCAATGTAAGACTCTTCATCTTGTTCAACCTTACCGCCATCTTTATACGCCGTAACTTTTACAAGTCCACCCTTCTCGTAACTTTTAATCATATAGTTCTTAGAACCATTTTTCATTTTATACCCAGGCATAGTTTACCTCCCTAAATAATTTTAACGATACTATAAAAAAGTTCCCCTGTCTAATCATGAATAACAGGGGAACAAGAAAGGCAGTAACTACCAGTTTGAGGAAAATAGTTACTAAGTCAGGCAAATGAGTAATCCGACTTTATTTGAACGTATCACGTCCAGCCACCTGACGCAACAGATTTAACATCACGTCTTTGTATAGCAAAGCCATCAGCTGTTGTATTAATGTGTAACATTAAGTATTGTAAAGCCTCTGCTACGTGTGAGTGTTTGTTCTTATCTATACTTCCGTTTTTCTTGTGAAATCTATACCCACCCATCATTGCTGCTTTTAATCTAGAACATCTAGGGTCTACTAAGAATGCTGAGTCACCATCTACTTGACGCATAAGAAAATCATCTACAGCTGAAAGCCTAGCTGATACGTTGTTTGTTTTAGCTGACATAACTTTTAAGCCTTCAGCTTTTATTATATCTACGGCTGACCGCTCATCCGTTTGAGCTCGTTGTATTCCTGCAGGGTCTGTAATAACTAATATTGGACACCCAGAATACTTTTCTATAATCATAGGTTTTAAAACTGTACGCACAAATCGTTGTATACCCATATCAAAACTTACAGCCTCGTCTAATATAAGGACTCTACCTCGTGGGTCTTGTTGTCCTACAACAGCTGCAGGTGTTAGTCCTAAGTCCATACCAACAATAATTGGTCTTACACCATTTATAACTGGTTGTAAAGTTTGGTCTGCCATATGGTAGTCAGGTCTAAAATACTTATACACAGGTTGCCCAGCAGTGCTTAGTCCGTACTCTCCATCAATGTAGACACGAATATATTCATCTGACCTACCTTGCGTATCGTAGTATCCTTCAGGTAAGTTCTTTATATTTTCTGCATCTTGGCTTCTGCCTGATGGCTGTTTGAATACGTCCCACCCATTATTATTAACGGAGACCCCATCTGAGGGGTCAAGATGTTCCATTTGATAATACCACCACGTATCCATTGTGGGCGGGTTGGTGTCCCCCCACATCCCGAACCAAGAAGGCCCCCCATCTTTAGCTGATGGGAAACGACCAATACGTTTTGACATGGCGTCTACAATATCTGGATTAATATCTCGACACTCATTAAACCAAGCAAATGTCAACTCTAATGAGTTTAAGTTTGCTACATCATCTGAATCATCTAGTGCTCTAAACATAATCTCACACTCAACATCACCTACTTTAAAAAAGTAAGTTTTAGTTGTTCTCATATATGTGCCACATACACCTGGCGGAAACCAGTCGTGAAATGTTTTAATTGTTGTATCTTGTAGCTGTCTAGCTGTCTCACGAACAATAGCAGCTCTTGATTTTCGTATACCTTGCTTGTTGGGTTTTTGCATAGTAGCTCTTCTTATAACCTCAAAGGTAGAAGCTACCGACTTGCCTGACCCTACAGGCCCCATAAGTGTACGCATCTTAGCGTTAGACATCATAAACTGCTTACATACTTTACTTGGTGTATAGTCTATATCCATTATGTTTTTGCGTACCCTGGTTTACCTTTAGATGTATTATCCTTAGACTGTTTGCGTTTTACCGCCGCACGTCTTTTACCCGCTGACATACTTCTGGCTTTAGCAGACGGCACACACTTAGGATACTTCTTCCGTTTCTCTCCTTTACTTCTACCACATGGTGGAAACGAACCGTCAGACCTAGGGTTTGCAATATCAACCCATTTATCTTTGACCCATTGTCTAAGCCCTTTTTTTGCCACGCTTTTTGCCTCCAGGTTTTATTCTGCCCGAGCATACACCCGATGCATACATATTAGCATAAGCCGATGGATACTTTTTAAACTTACGTTTAGCTGCTGCTTTACCCTTTGCACATAGTTTTGCCATTATAGTTTCTCCAATAAAATTACATAATAGTGAGTAGGCCCTTTCTTATGCCTAACAATTCTTGTCTTATATGATATACCGCTTTCTTTCAAAACGTGAACTAAATCGTCATACTCAACTAAAGTGTCAAGTCTAGCTTCTCCATTAGAGTCAAACTTGCTCAGTATCTTGATTAGTGATAAGTCCGTCGGTGGTGTGTTCTGCGTCGATAACGGTCGTTGGGTGTTCTTGCCCCCCAAGATTAATCGTAATTTTGACTCCTCCACTAGCGTCCTCCGTGTTTGTATTGTTAGTTTCTAGCCCACCCCATTTAACAGTAGACTTAATTAAATCTGCTTTAACTGCTGAAGATGTCTCAGGACTGTGTATCATAGTCCAGCTTGTTGTTAGTAGTTCTTCAGCTTGAGCTCTAGCTTTTAGTTTAAAGGTCATACCTTTTTCTACAATCTCAGCTCTATAAGATTCTATCTTTTTTAAATAAACTTTGTCCTTGTTGAATAATACTAAGTCATCAACAGTAATGTGATGTCTAGCTCTAAGCTCATCTAGAGTTTCTCCAGAGCCCTCAAGTAACAACGCCATGTCAAACGCTAGGCGGTCTGACCATTTAGTATGTCGCAATGGTAATGTGTCCATATTGAAAACGTATTGTATTTAAAGGGGTATGTCAAGGTGGGTAGCCAAAACTTTACACGTTGGTTTTTGACCCTTTGTTATAAGAGGTTTACATATATAGGGGGCAGGTTATTATTCGCAGTCCATGTACCCCCCTATACCTTTTCTGTCTGCTGTTTATCGTAAACGCTACAGGCCTTTATTTATAAGGGTTTGTAATTAAAACTTGACATACTTGTATAGTTATGTAATAATGAAATCAACATCGAGGTTGTTCTTGATGTCAGGCATCTAGGTAGCCTATGTAATACCTACCTTTATGGAGGATAAGTTATATGAATGAGTATAACTTTGAATCAGCTAAAGGGAGATTCGGATTGACACCTGATATCGTGGGTTATCCACGTATCGTCAATGCGTCCAAAGGTCTCGACGGCTATGGTCAACCTAAGTATAAGGCTGACAAGTCACAAAACAAAATCCATTTTATTGGGTTTATGTGGCACGTCGATGGTGCGTTTACTCTAACGACCGAACCTGAGGAAATCTACGAAGAACTCAAGCTTTGTTGTCAAGCAAATCCTGAGCTTCCGTTACACCCTAGTAACTTCTATCTACTAGAAAATGACGAAGGTGTATTACGTAGATTAATCTCTGGAGGACAACTTGTCTTAGGACATAGCTATACTAAAGCTAGAGAATGGACAAGTAAATCTGATACACCAAAACTCAGAGTGTCCGACAAAGTAGAATCTTCTACTTCCGCAGTGAAACCTAGAGCTTTATGGTCTAGTAAGTAACTGAGCTGAGGGCTAACTCGGAATGGACTCTGAGTTAGCTCCCTCCATACAATGAGGAAAGCAAATGAGTATATATAAAAGAGAATGTTGGGTTGACTGGGCTAGAAATGGTGGCAGAAAAATCTATAGAAAAACATTCGACAACCATTTAGATAGAAAGAAATGGATAGAAGATAAACAAAATGATTCTAGATATATCCTTTTGGTAATGTCTAAGTAATCAAACACCTAAGCAAGTGTATAAACTGCTTACATTTTTTATTTTGTTTTATTTATAAGCCCATAGGTCGGGGGGTTACGGCACACAATGTGGGCTAGAGGTTACACTATGGGTTTACACTTTGTGTATTCATCTAGTTTAATAGGTGTAAGCTCTGGAGTAACGTAAGGTTTTACTATCTGAACTATCTAAATCTAGCTATACATACATTGTAAGGTATTAGATAGTCAAACCTTACATGTAAAAGTGTATAGTTTGTTAGTGCAGTTAAGGTTTAGCCATACATGAGAGATAATAACTATCTAAACTATCTAGATTATCTAGTTTTTTTAACATAATATCACAGACCAAATGATATACATTACGATATAACTAAAATTGGAGCGAATGATTGTTCAGAAAAAACTAGATACTTTAGATACCTGATTGTATCTTATTGATTTCTTTATATATTTCCTATCTAAATTGCTATATATGTTGCCATATATGTTGTAAAGTTTGCAGACTAGTAGCTAGATAGTAGGGTGACACTCTTTGAGGGCGTAAACTTTCCAAGTTTTTCAGGGTTTGTTAGACTTGGCAAAGCCAAAGGGGATATTCCACCCCTGTGGCAACTCAATTAACCTGAAAAGAGCTTATATGCTCGGAGGAAAAACACTATGGAAAACTTAAGAGAAAAATACAAAGACCTAGAGAGAGGCTTGTTACCTGATGATGTACCTGTAAGGGTACACATGAGGTTTCGTAAAGACCAAGTCACCCCTGTTGTGGACATAAAGTGTGCTGATGCCATTGAAGATGGCGATACGTTCACTAGTGCTACTGTCAACGACTTGTGGGCTTACATGCACTACAAAGCACAAAACAATCACGACCAAGATGGTAACAAGAGAGTTGCTCAGGTGTCGTATTCAATGCCAAAGACACCACAAGAGGGTACACCTGTGCCAACACTTATGGTTGGCTATTGCTATGCAGGTAAACACCCGTTGGATAATATTTATATCTACTACGGTGTGCCTAAAGGCAAAGCAAGTAAGAAAGGTCTAACACTCTCTAAGGACGAAACAAAATCCTTTGAAGAGTTCAAAAAGACTTTCAACGCTAGTAAATAACACAACAATGGGGACACTAGGGCAACCTAGTGTCCCTTTTTATATACTTATATGGAGGACACTATGAAATCTAAGTATGCACAAAAGGTCGCTAATAGACCTACACAACAACAACCTGTACGAAAGGTTATATCACAGACTGTAAGGAACAATAGGGTGGTAGCAGAGCAAGTCACTTATGTATCTTACAAGAAATCTATAACCAAACATAAGAGGTTGATATGACCATAAGAGAACATATACGCATGGCTATTACCTATGTTAAACAACACAAGAAGTCGCCTAAAGAGTTCTTGAAGTTGCTTAGGATACACCATGATATCAATAAATGCCTATCAATAATGGGTATTTAATAACAACAGAGGGGGACACTAGTTGTCCCTCTCACAACACATTGAGGTAGACACTATGTCTAAATGTAGGATATGTAATACTGTAATACCACACGGGAGGTTGGCACTAGGTTACCAAACATGCCTAACTTGTGGTGAGATAGAGGCACGTAAGCGTAAGCATACGATAGTCCCTATGCACAAGTCTAACTACATTGTGGTTAGCAATAAAGAAGATTTAAAAGGTATCAATAACAAGGGAGGTAAGCATAATTAACTATACATTATGGTTAAGTAATATTAAAATACTGTAGAGGTGTAACGTACCTCTGGTCATGGGATAGATAGGTGATAATGCGAAAGACATTTAATTGTCTGTGTAAGCTTACGCATACTACCTTAATGTTATACAAAAGCAGTGGTGCAAGTATACGCCTATCTATCCTTAATGAATTTTGTGCCTTAACTGTGGAAGTAGAAGAGGTACGGGTTTCCCCTCTTTGAGGGGGGAAACTTTCCAAATTTTTCAATGATTGCTAAGGTAAATCAAATCACGAATTTCTCACGATAGGTTGTGAGGATATAACAACACACAAGGAGATAATAATGGAAACTAAACCATTGAAACTTTTCTTCTTACGCTATGGGAAAGGTGGAGGTTATGTTATTGATGAGGCTACAGGTAAGCCTGTACATTTTGATAACAAGAAAACTGCCAAGTTACATAGGAAAGACAATATGTTTGTCGCCTATGGCTCTGACCATAAAAAGTTCAAAGGAGGACAATAATGCGAGCAAAACTAATGAAACAAACCATTAAGGATTTGTTTAAAATAAAGAGGACAATAGCTATCGAAGGTAGCCCAGGTGGTGGTAAGACTACCATATGCCAAGAGGTTGCCAAGGAAATGGGTGTTGGATACATTGAAGTACATATGCCAACCATGTTGGTAGAAGACTTTGGTATACCCATACCACAACCTGATGGCACATTGAAACACACACTAGCAAACTTCTTTCCTGCAGTAGGCAGTAATCATCCTGATACAGGTATACTATGCTTTGACGACATGAATCAAGCTAGTGCTGACTTGCAGAAAGTGGTGGCTAACATGTGCCAAGCTAGAAACCTACATGGTGTGCCAATGAAAGAGGGTTGGCAAATAATATCAACAGGCAACAAGGTGTCAGATAGGGCAGGGGCTAATCGCATACTGTCTCACTTACGTAACAGGCATACTGTGTATGACTTAGAGACACACGTTGATGATTGGTTGTCATGGGCTATTGACCATGATGTCAAACCCGAAGTCATATCATTCATTAAGTTTAGAACAGACTTACTGCATGACTTTAACCCACAACGAGAATCTAATCCTACACCAAGGAGTTGGGTTGAAGGTGTATCCAATGCGATAGGCATTGTATCACAAGAGGCAGAGTATGAGACATTCAAAGGGGCAGTAGGCGAAGGGGCTAGTGCAGAGTTCGTTGGGTTTATTAAGATATTTCGTAATCTACCTGACATTGAACAACTCATCAAGAAACCACTAGACGCTATTGTGCCTAATGACCCTGCTACATTGTACGCAATGGCTGGTAGTCTAGCCACATATTCAACGGTGGATAACTTCAAGAATGTATTGACATACCTAGACAGGATACCACCTGAGTTTTCAGTACTGTCGGTATCGTATGCAGTCAAGAAGAACACAGACTTGATGAATACACCCGAGTTCACTAAGTGGGCAGTAGACAAACAAAATGTAATAATATAATAGTGAGGCAAACACAATGAGTAAACTAAACGGCAAAGCCTTGTTAGTTCAGTTGAACATACGACAAGCTACTATGCGTAAGAGAGACAAGAAAGCTACCCAAGATATAGCTATGTCTAACAACGCAGAAGTATCTAGTGGTAATTACAACAAAGCATTGTTACCAATGGCACAACCATTGGATGACATAAAGAAACTAACATGGAATATACGGAAGATGTTTTATGAGAACACACTACCATGGCTTACTGATGGTACTATGATACTACCATCTAAAAACTATCTATCCTTTATGGAGATGTATAGGAAAGCTAAGTCACAATGGGAAGTACTAGTAGAAGATTTTATTAGAGACTACCCAAGGCTGATAAGAAATGCACAAATATCTCTAGGTAAACTGTATGACCCTAATGATTATCCTGATACAGATGAGTTGAGAAACAAGTTCAGTATGGATGTTACAGTCATGCCTGTACCTGCAGATGACTTTAGAGTATCAATACCTGACAATGAGTTGGCACAAATTCGTAGTGAAGTGACACAACAAGTTGAGACTGCAACAGCAGTAGCTATGAGAGAGGCATGGCAACGGTTGTACGATAGAGTAAAACATATATCGGATAAGTTGCATGACCCCAAGTCAATCTTCAGAGATACATTGATAGATAACACTAAGGACATATGCGACTTACTTAAACGATTGAATATCAATGATGATGAGAATCTAGAAAGGCTCAGAGCAGAGGTAGAACAATCATTTACTAAACTACACCCTGATTCATTACGTAATAATCCACATCTAAGGGAAGAGAAAAGTAATGTAGCTAAGGATATTATGAAGAAAATGGGTGCCTATATGGGAGATATATAATGGATATAAACACACGAATAAGTAAAGCTAAGACACGATTGATACTTGAACACCCATTCATTGGCACAGTAGCTATGAACATGGTGTTCAGAGTTAGTGATGAGTGTCCAACGGCTATGACTAACGGCAAAGAAGTTGTGCTAAACCCCGACTTCTGTGGGACATTGAGTGATGATGAGTTACTATTCTTGGTGGCTCATGAATGCTTTCATCCTATGCTTGAACATTGTGTTCGTAGAGGAGACAAGGACGCACGACTATGGAATGTAGCTACTGATTTTGTAATCAATCAGCTACTTGTTGATGAGCATATAGGTGTAATGCCTAAAGATGGGTTGTTGGATAAGAGTATCTATGATGAGGGCGAGGGTATATCAGATAAGATATACCACTTGCTACCACAAGATGACAAAGATACACCCAATGGTGGTATCCAAGGAAGTGGTCAAGCATTAGATTCGTGCGAAGATGGTGGTCAATCCCCTGCTGAGATAGAACAACAACGAGCAGAATGGAAAGTTAAAGTAGCACAAGCAAGTCAGTCAGCTAAGATGATGGGCAAACTTAGTGCCAACATGGAGAGACTTGTTGGTACATTACTTAAACCTAAAGTTGATTGGCGTGATGTCTTACAACGATTCGTTGTCAAGCAAAGGAATGATGACAGGTCTTATGCAAGACCGAACAGAAGATTTATTTCACAAGGACTAATCATGCCTAGTGTTTCAGGCGAGGGACTAGGCGAGATAGCATTTGCAATAGATACATCAGGCTCTATTACTGAGAATGAATTGAATCAATTTGCAAGTGAAGTAAGAGAAGTATGGGAAACACATAAACCCGAGAAGATACACGTTATCTATTTTGACAGTAGCGTTTGCCATGCTGATGAGTTTGATAGGGACACAGAGCCTACCTTTAAGCCACATGGTGGTGGAGGTACGGCATTTAGCCCTGTCTTTACGTACATGCAAGAGAAAAACATAAACCCTGTTGCATGTATATTTCTAACAGACTTGTGTTGTAGTGACTATGGGGATATGCCCGATTACCCTGTGCTATGGGTATCAACAAATGAGAGTGCGAGTACACCACCATTTGGAGAAGTGACTATTATGCAAGATGAAACAAACAACAAGAGAGGTAATTAAAATGATAGAAAAACATGAAGAAACAATTAGTAAATTAAAACGACAAGTAAGTGCTATGAAACAAGCAATTAATGATATATATGAAGTTGTCGTAGATATAGGAGATGAAACATCTGAAGAAATCAGAAAGATAACAGAAGATGTAATGGATAATCATTGGAGGGTAAAATA